CAGTGATCGTGGAATAACTTACTTTCGTACATCGCACGCAGTTCGCCGAGCGTAAAGTCCCACGGCTCTACGCCGAGGTAACCGGCGAAGTGCCAGACGTAGGAGTCGATATCGCAGTGCTCGCTTCGACTTTCGATAGCAGCAGCTTCAACGCGGCGCCGAGAATTTCGCGCATAATGGGATGGCCCTCGAAAAAATCGAGGATCCTCGAGATGAACGCGACTTCGGCGTCCCAGATCGACCGGCCGTAGAGCGACTCGAAAACTTCGTTCGCGGTGACACCGTGCCGTGCAAGCGAGTCGCGACAGAGTACTGTCAGTAACGCCTCCGCCGTCTTGCGATCGCGGAACACGGCACCATCAGCGAGTATGCGCACGAACTCTTCGTAATCGAATCGCTGTGACTCCACGTTGGCGGTCGTAGTGTCCGGTCGCACTACGCGTGCCAGCGCCTCCGAGGCCCACCTTGCAAGATCGAATCCGTGGTCGCGAAGATCGTGATATCGCGCGAAGCTGATCCGCGCGACCTCGTACTCGCGGCCATGCTCGTCCGTAAATCGATGTCGCATCGCTGTCACTCCACGTACGTGTGTCGCTACGCTCCCACTTCGTGCGTCGCTACGCTCCCTCACGTGATCAGGGCGTTACCTCGAAGTACTCGGGATAACGATACACGCCGCCATCGAGTAACGGCGATACCACGAACGTAACCGAGATAACGATAGCCTGCCCCATCTGCTCGGAGCGATTGAAGCGCGTCACCTCGACAAGCGATTTTATTCCCCACGAACCGACCTCGGTACGCGGACCGTTGAGGCAAAGAACGTGCAGCTGACCACGAGCGAAAAACGCCTGACGAATTTGCGCGACGCTGGGGTCACCCGCAACATCGAGCATATCGAACTCGATGGTCGCTTCCTTCAGCGTCGCGACTTGCGTGCGCCAACCCGCATGCGCACGTGTTGTTACATCCGCAGTCGCGTGCGATAAGTTGAGCGTGAGATTGTTCACGTTCGGCACCTCGACCCACGTCGGCGTGGTCCAGTTATTCGCGCTGTCGACGTAGAGCTTCGCGAGGTGCCCTAGTCGTGTTCGACTCATGACTTCGCCTCCTTATAAAACTGCGCCAGTTTCGTCAACCCTTCGCGAAACGCGGGTTTCATGTACTCGCGCTTCGGATACTTCGCGACACGTGCGCCGTATCGACGTACGCCGCTGTGCTCGTGCAACGCCGGCACCGGTGAGTCAGGACGTAGTAGTGTCGGTCCGATGACAACGCTCTTTCGTCGCTCGTCGAGCGAGAAGAAGATGAATTTTCGTAACTGCCCTTTGTGCACCGACGGCGGTTGTCCCGGTGGCGACGCGGACTTACGTCGGCGCATACTTCGCTGCGCGACCAGTCGTACGAACGCACCGAACCGCTTGAAGACGCGCAGCGTCTTGCGATCGAAGTGGCGCACGACCGCTGGCCGATCGAGAAAAAGCTGCTTCACTTTTACGATCGACTCCGAGGGCATTACAACGGCTCCAGTACTGCGTAACGCGCGGTTATACTCGCGCGCACGAACGAACTTTCGTCAAATACTTCTTCGATCTCGTAAAGCGGATCGGAAAACGAGATCGACTCGAACGCGTACGCGATACCACTACGTTCGAGTATTTCTTGACTCGTGATGCGCGACGCGATCGAGTGCGCATCGTTCACAACGGTCTCGATCGAAGACGCATCTACGTACGGCCGCGCGCGAACGATCTCTACGTCAAGAAGAAATCGAAATCGCGATCGCGAAAGCCGCTCGCGCTCGGAGCGAACGAACGTGACAACGCACACATCGGGCGTCTCGCGTGCGAGAACCCAATAGTGCGCCCACGTCTTCGACGCCGCAATCGAGGCCGCCGGTGGCGGACCATTGAGCGCGTCAACAACGGCATCCAGTAGATTCGCGATCATCGATCCATCAACACGAGGGCACGAGTCGCTGCCGGGGGAGAGCCACCACCGACTACTACGCCAACACGTTTATTGCCGGTCGCTGTCGTTGTAAGCCGGTTATTCGAATCGTCCCAATAAACGACTGTGCCTTGCCTCCAAAGAGAACCAGTCTCACGCGGAGCTTCGATGACGGCGCCGACCGCGACACCACACAGAACGCTGGCCTTCACCGGTTCGAGCGTAACCGCCGGCATATCGCCGAGAAAAACGAGCCTGCCAGCGGGTTGGTCGGAATCGAACGTAGCCGGAATTACGAGATCGTGATGTTTGACAACAACGTTCATCGTTTACCTCCGTTAGGATGCTAATCTTGTCCAAATACGGACAAGAAAACCATAGGGATCACTCGAAGTCGTTGCGTGCGCGCCACCGGTAGCGCGCACAACGATATACCGCTGCGATGTCGCGACGTTGACAATCTCGTCTGCGACCCGCGGCCAATATCCGGATGGTAAGTCGCTCGCGCGCACAACGAAGCATTGCGTCGTCGTGTCGGCTGCGACTTGACCGCCGAGTGACACTGATTGCGAATCGCGGCGCGCGACCACGGCATCGATCTCGGAACCGTTGGGAAGCCGAAGCCGAACACCGCGACTGCGAAGTAGTGTCTTGAAAAAGTTGTCGATTATCGCGTTCATCGTCTCTCGCTATCATCACGGTGTCGCACGCACTGCAGCGCGATGATCGAGTAGCGCGACACCGAAGTGCCAGTAAGCGCGCACCGAATAGCCGAGGAACTGCGGACTCGGCTGCACTTCTTCGATGATCGGCGTCTCTTGGCCGCGCAGGAACGCGACTGCGAACGCTGGTGTCGTTGCAGGATCAGCGACGAGATACCACGTCGAATTGGCACCGTTCGTCGGCAGATACTGCGTAACGACCGGCTCGAATTGACCGGCGTAGGCGTTCGTTACCGGCAACGTACGATCGCTGTTGCCCGCAATCACGATTGTCACGGCGTTGAACAGATTCTCAGCGGTCGCTTTCAGTCCGACCGGTACGACGAGAAAGCTCGGTTTCACGAAGACCGGCTGGCCGAACTGGTCTGTTTGCGCCAGCATCCTTTCGACGGCGCGATCGAGATTCGGAATCGTAAGCGGCGCACCCGTGACGACGTTCGCGTTCGCTGCGCTGAAGAAGTTACCAGGGTTCGCAACGATCGTGCCCCAGAAGAGATTCTCGAGCGCGATAATTGCACCACGCGCGGCCTCCTGCGGAATCGCGAGAAACGCGCCGAGATCATCGTTGATAACGTCTTGATGCGTAATCGTGAACAACCGTCCATATGTATCGACTTTCACCTGCCAGCCGTTGTCGCCGATGCGCTCCTGCGCGATCGATCCGCTTGGCGGTACGCGCTCGAACTGCGCGAACGCGTTCAACCGTGCGAGCGTGTGCGGCATGAAGTTTACGGTCTCCACGACTCGCGCGATCCGGAGACACGTCGGTGGCATCGTCTCGTAAGTCGAAACGAGAATTCGATACGCCGATTCACGTAAGAGATTCGGAAACGATCGCACGCTGAACGCGGCGCGGATTACGTCCGTTGGCGAAGAATACGGATCGACGCGATGACCTTCGAGTCGCAGGCACTCGCGCGCTAACTGCAGCAAACCGAGGTTGCGATACTTCGATGCGGCATCGACGATCCGCGGCGCGAATTTCTTCTCCACGCTCTTCGCGACCGAACCGCCAGCGCGAAGCATGACTGCGGCGGTCAGCACTTCGGTCGTGTCCACGCCGGCATCGAATGCGTGCACAACTCGACTGCTCGGACGACTCGCGCGAATCGCTGCGAGCTGGCACTTCTTCGTGGACCAGTTTTCTTGAATCGCGCGTTCCGCGAGGTGCGGATATTTCCCGAGAATTCGCTTCACGATTTCAACCCTCCGAGCGGCTTTCGCGGCCACAACTGACGTGCCGATGTCAGCCGGCACGTCGACGATCGAAATCTCGCGAAGTACCGCGAGATCGACTACGTAGAGCGGACCAGTAAACGACTGGCCGTTGACTTCGACTTCGGCGCCATCAGGAATCTCGCGATACTCGATAACCTCGAGTCCGATCGAAGCCTTCCACGGAAAGCCGTTCTCGATCGACGAGAGAAAGTCGCGCGAGTACTCCGTGTCACGCGACACCACGGCGTCTGCTACGATCTCGTTACCCTCGATCGCGATATTCGTTGTGTGCCCGATACCGGCGTACTCGTCGTGCGCGTAACGAATCGGCAGCGAACTCGTAGGAATCTCGAGACCGTCGAGATCGACTACGACCGGCAGCGGCCAACCTTCGACGGTCATCGTACCGCCGGTATAAGCGACGATCTGAATTTTCCTTAGCTCTGACGCGGCATCGTCAGTCGGCTGCGCTTCTTCGGTCGCCGGTTGCTCTTCGTTCTGCGCGGCGACTTCGCTTTCGTCTTTCTCGTCTTCGTCTTCGAGCTCGTCTTCAGGACCCTGCGCGCGAATCCTCGCCTTCGCTCGAATCCGAAGAAAC